GTCAAATTATCATACTTACCCAAGAAACCATCCAACGGGGCGTCTTCATCACCCTTCTCCCAATAGGGGACGGGCTTTACACCAGCTTGATCTTTGTTGAAATCCTCACCAGTTTCCGGCTTGGCGGCGGCGCGGTTTGCGTTCAGAAAACGGAGGAGAGACATATTGTATTTGTCACCGTAAAGCTTTTCGCCAGGGACAGAGGTTTCATTCTCTGGCTCAACCGGATTGGTTGACAGAAGTGGTGCTGGGGTCAACCCCTTTGAGTCCGCTTCGGCATCAATCTCTGCTTTCAATTCAGCATCAGTCGTGTAGCGTTCAATTGGTTCGTGGGCACCACGCACAACGATGAATTTCTCAGGAATGTTCAGAACACCACGAAGAAGTTGCTGAAGCTCATACGAGGATGCTGCAAGGTTTGTAGTCACATCAACGATGGACACTTCTGCCGCTTCAACGTCTGGGAAATCAAGCGGATTCTTCTGAAGAATTGTCACCTTCGGCCTTGAAACCTCAAGTGCATCATACTTAGACAGAACCTCCTCAATACGGTCCATCATACCATCTTCAATCGGAACAATGGTCTTGATACGATACTGATAGGTCTTCTTGCTTTCTTCCAAATATTCCCTAAATGACTTCATAGCTGTCTCCCAAATACTTGAAGGTATTTATCCGTTCTTCTTCTTATGGTCCCTTAGAACTCTACGAACAACATCCACCGATAGCCCAACTACATCCGCTATATCTTTGAGGAACTTGCCATCAAATTTATTGCGCAAAATTTCCGCTTCAACGACCTCCGACACAAAAACTTTGTTCATCGGGGTCTTACCTTTTTTTGCTTCGCTTATCTTTCGTTTCGCATCGTCGCTGTGGCGCTTACCCGTGTTCGCTTTGCGAATCGCCTCTTTGGTGTGTTCAGACAAAAAAGTTCCTTTTTTAGCATTGGGCTTACCAGCGTTTGCGATGCCGATTTTCCGTTTCGTCTCTTCAGAATGGTTGCGACCGATATTGGCGGCAAGCAATGCCCTCCTCGTAGCTTCACAAATAGGCTTTCCCTTACGAGTTTCGCTTATTTTACGTTTTGAAGCATCAGTGAGAGTTTTTCCTTTATGCTTGTCTCCAATTTTCTTTTTTGTCTCATCTGAATGTTTACATCCAAGTCTGTTCCCGGCAGTTTTACTAACATTGTATTCTGGCGTATATTCATCAATGTAAAACTGTTCCCGTTTTAGAAGGTCTGTTACTGGACATTCTTCTAATACTTCTATGGTGAAGCTTTCTTCCCCATAAGCATTCCAGGAATTTTGAAAATACGGACTATGATGCTTATTATTTCTCAACCGCCATCGATGGTCCCTCCACCTCTTTTTAATATTGACGCTGCTACCAATATAAAACTTATTGTTGATTTCGTTTTTAATAATGTAAATTCCAGATACATTCATAGTAGTTCTCCATTAACTACTATTATTTATCACTATTTCGTCTGTTGGCAAACATCTTCAACAAATCATTACGATTCGCAACCATCGTTGCTCCATTATCGTCTGGCTGACCAGCTTCAACTACATTTGTGGCTTCAACCTTGGCTGACCGTTCAAGTTTCTCTTTGTCCAAACGGAAACGGAGACGTTTAAGGCGTTGATCGCTCTTGGACTTACTGGCGTCCAGGGCAGTCTTCAACATACTGACTGCGGTTTCCGCGATGCTTCCAGCACGTCCAGCTTCCATATTCATTGCAAGGTCAATAAGGTCACGATAGCTTTTCATCGCCTCATCATAGATTTCATTCATCTCATTGGTATGTTCTTCCACACCTTCAAGACGTTCCAAATGCTGAAGAGATGTTGAACCAGTCCCATCAATGTGTTGAATGGCGGTTTCCTCCACTGGTTCGTCGGCTGGTTCTGTTGGTTCGCCTTCATCACCATCAAGAAGTTCCGCGTCAACCGCCTCAACCTCATCAACTTCAGCAAAAAGCTCATCCATACGAGGAAGATTCAGGGCGTCACAGATTTGATTGCTCATTTCTTTCTCCCGGTTCTCTGGAACAACTGTTCCTCAGTCATCACTCGGAACTGGAAACCGTGCTTGGTACACCACGCAATTGCGGCCATCCATTTTGCTTGATTGAGGGCCAACGCAGCTTTGTCACGCTTACTTTTTGCGTGTTCAGGGCTGGCTTCCTTCAACGGCTTAATCTCAATGACTTCACCGTGTTTTTGTCCGTTCCGATCAATGTAGATAACAAGGAAATCTGGGATGTAGATGGTATTCTGGCGGGTAAAAGGATTCTGATATGGGATTTCAAGACTTTCACTTGCCCATTGAAGAACATTCGGGTGCTTATCCAACACGTTCATAAATGCCAATTCCCACGCAGAACGATAGGTAATTGGCATTTTGCCGATATATTTTTGTGGATTCTTGGGAGCAAACTCTCCCTGGTGCCACTTACGTCCAGCCATACTAATCCCCTTAATAAAGATTACCTTTTATTTATCGGGGGTTAGCGGTTTTGGTCCATAATTCCGCGTTCAATGCGGGCGGCGTCCTCATAGCGGGCTTTTGCCGCTTGAGTTGTCGGATGGTTGGGGCCATAGTAATCTTTGGCATTATGGTAGGCCGTTGCCGCATCAGTAGTCGCATATGTGGCCTGTGTCAAATCAGCCGAATACCCGGAATTGTAGGTGTTGGCGGTTTGTTGCCAATCCATTCCGCGATTATTTTCAGCCGCCAGCCCGCGCATTGTAGGGCTGCTGGCATTCGGATTGATCCCACCTGTACTTGGATCAAAACGGTCACTGTTCCATTGCACCCTTGATCCAGTTTGTGCAGTAGAATCACCACCGGAGAACAAACCACCCAAAGCCCCAACGGCACCAGCAAGCGCCAATCCAGTATAGTTTCCGCCAGACACCGCGCCACCCACTGGACCATATCCGCCACCCGTCAAAACACCGCCAAGAATCTGACGACCAGATTGCCCACTGACGATTCCACCAGTTCCGGTGCGCAACACCGATCCGCCGATGTTATTACCGCCAGACATACCTCCTGCCCCAAATGAGAATTTTCCAAAGCTGTTCAGTACAGAATTGGTGATTGTGGACCCGGTAACTTTTTTGCCACTCAGAAGGCTTCCGGTAACGCTCTGAAGCACGCCACCAAGAATACTCGGTTGAGTAGTTTTTGGTTTTCCAATCCAACTTCCTTGGAAGGAATTTACACCAACGGGGCCATCCTCACTTTCATAGAAATCAGATGATGACAGACCGCTAATGTCCATCAAGCCAGTGTCAATCGGTGAGAATTTACCCTCGTTATGATATACAATACCCTCGTACTGAACCTTCATCGTCACCTCTTGCGTAACGGAACCTTCCTCATAGGAAAGTTGATCGGGGTCATAAGACGTGATCTTTGGATTTATAAGATCAAACCGGACGTATTGCTTTGCCCAAAACTGATACACTTCAATGTGAGAGAAAAAATTACACTCCTGGGGATTGGAGATGTTATTCAACATAAATCCCCACGGATTATCACGGAACTCTCTATTTGTAACATCATAGTCCCACGAACCATTTGTCTTCCTGGCATCTCCGTAATAATAGGAGAAATATTCGTGAAACATATTCTGAATGCGAAGATCATAGGTGTCATAGAAGGTAAACGTCACAGGTGAGTATTCAACCTTCGTTTGAATCTGACGTTTCTTGTTATACTGGTTCATTGTTTGAACTTCAAAGTTGACAGATGGGCGGTCAACTTTCTTGAGCGCAAACCCCAAACCCTGACTCCAATCAACACGAGTGTTCATTGTGTCTGCGGAGAAATTCTTTACACCAACATCGCGGATGCCATTGCGGCCCATCCCGGCTGGACGAACAAACCGTACAAAAAATAGAAATTTATGGGCTGGGATGTAGTTGAGGAACGGAAGGTCGCCACCGAAGGCACGAGTCGCCAAACGACCGTCGCGGGCAAGCATAGGAAAACCCTGCGGGTCCGTCTTCTTAGCCCCGTAGCGTCCACCACGCTTCTTTCCATTCAAACCACCAAGGAGCGAG